GTCAACGGCGTGATTGACGTATGGGCAATGGATAACAATTACGGTAAACGTATCAACGCGCGCCTCGAGGGCGTTCAGTTTGTGCGCGACGGTGATTCATTTGGCGCCGCTCGAGTCAATACCGCTAATTTGTTTCAACCAATTGACACAGAGTCATTCGAGGATGCTGAGGCGCTTGTCTAATGAGCGGTGATATTGTTTTTGATATCGAGGTGTACCGGGATTATTTTCTGGTTGCGTTTATGAACGTCAAGACGCAATCAGTTAAGACGTTTGAGATGTATCCTGGCCAACCCCTCGACATCAAAACGATTCATCAAATCTTGCAAGCGTATCGAGTCATTGGCTTTAACAGTATTAATTATGATTTGCCGATTTTATCTTTGGCGCTTGCTGGGGCCAGTAATGAGGCTTGTAAACGTGTATCAGACAAGATCATCCAACAAAATATCTCTGCTCGTAAGTTAGATATTGAGTTGGTTGAGGTCGATCACATCGATTTGATTGAGGTTGCAGGACGGTACGCGTCATTAAAAGTCTATGGCGGTCGCTTGCATTGTCAGAAACTACAAGACTTGCCCATCGAGCCAGGCGCATCAATTAATGCCGCGAATCGCGAATTGCTTAGTGCGTATTGCGTCAACGATTTAATTGTCACGCGTGAATTATTTCTGGCACTCGAGAAACAAATCGAGCTACGTGAATCACTATCCAAACAATACGGCGTTGACCTGCGTTCTAAAAGTGACGCGCAAATTGCTGAGAATGTGATTCGCACCGAAGTTAGGCGTTTATCGGGACGTCGTGTCGAGGTGCCACCAGACCAAATCGGTGAACGCTTTAAGTTTAATCCACCCAGGTTTCTTGCGTTTAATTTGCCGCAGCTCGCCAACGCTTTTAAAACAATTTGCAGCGCCGAGTTTCTTATTGGTGATGGCGGTCGTGTTAGCACACCGAAAAGTATTGCTGCGTTGGAGATTACGATAGGGCCAACACAATATCAATTTGGTATTGGTGGACTGCATTCAATGGAAAAGTCCACTACGCATCGAACCAATGATGATTTTGTTTTGATCGATCGAGACGTCACGAGTTATTACCCTGCGATTATTCTTAATTGTGGCCTGGCCCCTGCACATTTGGGCCAACATTTTACGGACGTGTATCGATCCATCGTTGAGCGTCGGATTGAGGCCAAGCGTGCTGGTGATAAGACGAGCAGTGACAGTTTAAAAATCGCTATCAATGGGTCATTCGGTAAGTTCGGTAGCAAATGGTCTGTACTCTATTCGCCGCAGCTACTGATCCAAACAACGATTACTGGTCAGTTAAGTTTGTTAATGCTCATTGAAATGTTACATCTTGACGGCATTGACGTGGTGTCAGCGAACACGGATGGCATTGTAATTAAATGCCACCGAGACAAAGTGGATGTGTTGGAGCGCTGCATTGGCTTATGGGAGATGATCACTGGCTTCGAAACAGAGGCGATTGAGTACCAAGCGCTTTTTAGTAAAGACGTTAACAATTACATTGCAATAACTAAAAATGGTTTTAAAGCTAAGGGTGTGTACGCTAAACCTACGCTAACAAAAAACCCTTCAAACGTTATTGTGAACGAGTCAGTTATTGATTACTTACGCAATGACACACCAGTTGATAAAACAATTCGTGACTGCAAAGACATCACGAAGTTTTTAACGCTGAGAAAAGTTACCAAAGGCGCGTTCGATCAAAACAACCAGCCAATTGGTAAAGCAATTCGCTGGTACTACTCAAGCAAACAAACCGACGGACTAAAAGATTACAAAGGCGGCTTGGTCGCACGCTCGATGGGTGCGCAGCCGCTTATGGATTTACCGGATCAATTCCCAATTGATTTAAATTTTGAATGGTACATCGATGAAGCCAACAAAACATTAATAGAAATTGGCGCAAAAAAAGGAGAAAGGTATGGAAACGCAACACTCGAATTGGACTTTGAAATATCCCCGAACGTGTCGCGAGGCGACCGGGAGCAGCATGATTGTGTTTAAACCTAAACGTAAACAATATAGATTTTTGTACGGCCTAATCACTGGCCTTGCTTTAGGGGTTATATTTATTGGTTAGAGAATCAGACATCGAGCGGTATTTGTTAAAGCAGTTACGTAATTACAAATGCCACGTTCGCAAACTGAGGTTTGTTGGCCATCGAGGTGCGCCGGATCGAGCCGTTATGCGGGACGGAAGAACCTTTTACGTTGAGCTTAAAGCGCCAGGTAAAAAGGTGCCAGCATATCAAGCTCGAGAGCACCAGAGGCTGCGCGATGTAGGGCAAATTGTATGCATTATTGATTCTTTTGAGGCGGTAGATCAATTTGTGAGGGATTATTTTTATGGTGAAAAGAAAAAAGCAAACCGTGCGGGAAGCCGTATTGGATTATCTAGTTAATTTGTACTTGAACGATGAGAACCAAGACAATTATTTTACAAGCCACACACTACGTGAGTTTTGTTTTTATTATTGTGACGAACATGATCCTCAAGAACCGCTTCGAGCGTTAAGGTTCTACAAAAATAGCGGTCTTATCAACTACGAATGTATTAACCGTAACAAAGGTGAATATGAACTAGGCTATATGAACATTTGTATTGATACACCTGGAGGACTGGACGTCGAGCCACTTATTATTCCAAGTAACGGGACGGTTCATTGAATACTTTTGCGCCCAGGCCTTATCAAAACCAGATCATTGAGCACATTATGAGTCAAGATCGCGGTGCTGTTTGGGCTGGCATGGGTATGGGCAAAACGTCGGCTACACTTACCGCGATTCGCGATGAGCATTTATTAATCGGCGGCCCAACTCTTGTGATTGCCCCACTACGCGTTGCGCAAAGTACTTGGCCTGATGAGCTTGCAAAATGGGATCACTTACATGACCTTACAATCAGTGCAGTTGTTGGTGACGTCAAAGCGAGACGCGCTGCGCTCAAACGTAAGGCAGATATCTATACAACAAACTACGAACAATTGCCCTGGCTAATCGAGCAATGCAAAGATGATTGGCCATTTCAAACGATCATTGCTGATGAATCGACGAAGCTTAAAAACTTTCGCGTTCGACAAGGTGGTAAGCGCGCCAAAGCGTTAGCGCAAGTTGCGCACAATAAAACCAAACACTTTATCGAGTTGACCGGCACACCCTCGCCTAATGGGTTGATGGATCTATGGGGGCAAGTATGGTTTCTCGATGCTGGTGTGCGTTTAGGCCGCAGCTTTACTTCATTTGTTGATCGATGGTTTCGCCCGGTGCGCGTCGGTGCTGATCCACACGCGGTGCAATACGTCGCACACAAGTTTGCGCAAGCCGAAATACAAGATCGATTGTCAGATTTATGTTTGTCGATTGACGCTCGAGATCATTTCGATATTGAGCAGCCGGTGATTAATAATATTTATGTCGACCTACCGACCCAAGCGCGTATCCAATACGAAGAACTTGAGCGCGAGATGTTTTTTTCCATTGGTGAGACAGAAATTGAGGTCTTTAACGCGGCCTCACGCTCACAGAAATGTTTACAACTGGCCAATGGTGCGATTTATAAGACTGAGAGCCGTCAAACCTGGCATGAAATCCATGATCAAAAGCTCAAAGCGCTCGAAAGTGTGATTGAAGAGGCAGCTGGTATGCCGGTTTTGGTGGCTTATCATTTTAAATCTGACCTCGAGCGGCTTAAAAAGTCATTTCCAAAAGGCCGTGTGCTCGATAAAGACCCGCAAACGATCCGAGATTGGAACGCTGGCAAGATACCTTTGATGTTTGCACACCCAGCAAGTGCTGGCCACGGGATTAATTTACAAGACGGAGGCAACATCCTAGTGTTTTTTGGACACTGGTGGAACCTCGAAGAGTACCAGCAGATCATTGAGCGTATAGGCCCAACGCGACAGCTGCAAGCTGGTCATGATCGCCCAGTGTTTGTTCACCACATACTTGCGCGCGGCACAATCGACGAACAAATTATGGAACGCCGGATCAGCAAACGCGCTGTTCAGGACGTATTGCTCGACGCAATGAAGAGGAAACGATGATGAGTTTATTATTAGATGATGAAGACTTAGAAGAACTCACCGGCTATCGACGCAGGGGTAATCAAATTGCAGCGTTACAACAGATGGGGATTGATCATTACGTGCGACCGGATGGTAGACCATGCGTGCTACACTCTACGTTGCGCAACATAGTCATGGAAGAGCAAGTTATTGAGCCTGATTGGGATGCAATGAATGCCTAGAAAACGCACGATAAAAAACCATAAAGGATTACCAACCGGGTGGCGTTGGAACGACGGGTCTTATCGTTACCAAGTGCCTAAGTCACAGCGCCACAACTGGGACGGTAAAACACAATTTACTTTGGGTAAAACATTAACTGACGCGTATCGCGTTTGGGCCGAACGAGTTGAGATACAAAAAGACGCGAAGACCATTGGTGATTTGCTCGAGCAATACATTGTGCAAGTGACCCCAACCAAAGCCCCTAATACACAGAAACTTGATGCGGCCTGTGTGAAACGTTTAATGAAACCGTTTAGTCGCGTGCCTATTCATCAACTCAAACCACATCACGCCTACAAATACTGGAACGACAATCGCGCTCGAGCGAGTCGCGTTACCGAACAGGATATTTCGTTGCTTAAATCGGCATACTCCAAAGCCGTTGAATGGGGGTTAATGGATCGCAGCCCATTGCACGGAACAATACGTTTAAAGAAAGCTACGACGTCTGCGCGTTACGTCGAGGACTGGGAAATTCAAGAATTTATTAGCGTCGCCCCAAAGAAGTTGAAACTGTATGTCGAGTTTAGATTGATGACGAGTTTGCGACGCGTCGACATTTTGCTACTTACACGACGTGATTTAAAAGACGATGCGATTTACGTACAACCCACAAAAACAGAACATTCATCGGGAATTAAATTGCGCATCCAATGGACGGATGAGCTACGTCAGTTGGTGAATGAAATACTGGCGCTCGATAATAGCGTCGCGAGTATGTATCTCTTTTCTAATCGCGATGGTCAGAGTTACCACAATCTAAGAACTGGTCGCGCTAACGGCTGGGAAAGTATGTGGGATCGAGCGATGGTTAAAGCATTGCATACGACTAAATTAACCACACGATTTGATGATCGCTCACTGAGAAATAAATCTTTAACGGATGATGAGGATCTTGAGAACGCAAGAAAACGTGCGGGTCACACCAAAGAACAAATCACAAAAACGGTGTATCGACTTAAAGGTGAGGCATCAAAACCAAACCGCAGAAAGAGTACATTTAAGTAATTTATTTAGCACAAATGCAATCATTTAGCAGAGTGTTAGTAGACCCTAACCTTTATAATAAGGCTGGTGGCGCGCCCGGCACGATTCGAACGTGCGACCCCATGCTTCGTAGGCATGAGGTTGAATCGCACTAAATTACTGATTTATATAGATTATTTAATAAATTCCCTGCTAAATGAATTGGACTTGAACCCTTGTACAACCCAATGTTTATGCGGGTATCGATAGTTATTTAGCAGGATTTTTATCCCCGTTTTTTACTTTGACTACGCTTTAACGCAGTCGCAGTTGGGGCACCTGAGCTGCCAGGCTTCCGCATACGCTCACCACTACCAGCTTTTATACGTGCTCGCTTCGCATGGATGTTAGCCCACAAACCGGGTTTGCTTGCCATTTAAAAACCTCCTACCTTCTTTGGTCGAGGTCGAGGTTTAGATTTAGGTTTTTTTCCGTACATAATTATCACCACCAAAAGTAACGTCGTTTTAAATGACTCAATAACAAAGCAAGTCCGCCTGTTACTAAGCCGCTCATAATTGATTCGATAAGCCCAGGCTCACGAACCATGTAATAAGCGAGTGATCCAACCGCCCCGCTTAATATCGACATCTTTACTTTGTTATATTCATCACCGTCATTCGCGGTTAACAAGTAAAGAATAATCAATATGCTTGATATCAAACCAACGTTGATCGCATCAATCCAAATTTGATTGGTTAGCTCAAACACGTTAGCTTGACTTGCTACTAAAACCGTTCCAATAAAAGCACTTACAAAACGTTTAACAAAAGTCTCGCCATTCATAATTAATTTATCTTTAATCCCCATCATTACCCCTTTTAAACAAAATCAACTCAGCCGTGCGCCGTCTAACAAGTCCTTTTAATACGCGGCCACCAGCTCTTACCCATCGTTTAAATTCGTTCGACGCTCCATCGAGGTCTCCGCGATTGAGCTTGCGACGTAGCGTCGAGGCTTGAAGTGCGCCATTACCAAGATTGAAAGCAAAAGAAACCAGAGCATCAAATTGATGCTGCGTAAGTGGGTAATTAATAAGTCGTGTAACACCTCGCTCAAACCTCCGTAAATCGTGACGAAACAATTCATCAATCTCTGCCTCTGACCATTCCCTATCGTCTTTTGCTTTAAGTCGAAATGCTTTGCGCGAATCGCGAAGCGCGATTTGCTCCGGGTATAACAGCGATCCGACACCAACTGTCCAATAATTAGCTGGACACAAGTACGGTCGTCGCAGCACACCTTCAAATCTTTTTATTAAATCAATACCGTGTTGACCGATTTTCATTTGCGTTTTGTATTGAACTGTCTGCCGCCAAACCAGAACGCTACAATTGCAGCCCATAGTGCTTGCGTGTCATCCGTCCAGATTGTTTCAATTGCGCCTGTAAATTCCATACCAGTCTTGACGGCGTACCAACAGGCGTAACCGTCGATGAATACAAGCAAGAAAAATAGACCATAAGTAATACAAGGCTGCACACTCGCACGCAGATTGACGACCCATTGGGACGCACCGTCACCCATTTGGGCTGAAAACTTATGCAGACTTTCAACCTCGCGCACTTCAGCCTCGACAAGCGTGCGATCGTATTCAATTTCAGCCACTTCTTTTTTAGCTTGGAAACCGGCAGCTTGGAGTGCTAATTCACGCTCCATTTGCATTTTCATGATTTCGATTTCTTGCTTCTTGTCGGATTTGTCCTGGACGAACTCCAAGACTTTAGGAACGCCAGACGTTAGAAATCCAGCGATTGACGATAATAATGTCAACATCAGTTTGCCTAGTTAATTAAGACAAACTCATCCTTACATGATTTTTTTATATAGGTGGACAGTTAGATATTGGTAAAAATGGCTATTGCCAAGGTGATAATTAAAACAGTACTTGCCATAATCATGGCCTCGAGGCGCCACAACCGTTTATCTAAGGCTGTTAACTTTTCCTGTACTGATTCATAACGCACTGCGCATTCGCGTTCGTGCGAATCAAGTTGTGCTTGTGTGCTCATTTTTTATTCCAAAGTTCAAATAACGTTCTTATCTTTTCTTCAATGTGCCGTAATCGAATTAATGTTTCGGACTTAAAAGAGATAATCATTGCAAATAACAAAGCAACAGCTGAGATGATTGGCCACAGCTCTAAGATCGCAGCTGTCACTCAG